ATTATATAAATATATACACACTAATAATAATATTAATTATAGCGTTTCATTGGAATATAATATTTTTAATTGTAAAATATATTATGTTTAAATAGTTTATAATGTATAGTAGTGTAATAAATACCAACAATTTAAACGTATTAGTAACAGGTGGTGCTGGTTTTATCGGTTCTAATATATCAGAAACATTATTAAATAATGGTGTAAAATTTGTTCGTATTTTAGATAATTTAAAGACAGGTAAAATGGAAAATATTAAATTTTTACTAGATAAATTTGAAAATGTAGAATTTATGTATGGTGATATTTCTAATTTAGAAGATTGTAGAAAAGCAGTAAAAGATATAGATGTTATTACAAATCAAGCAGCATTAGGTTCAGTTCCACGTTCAATAGTAGATCCTTTATCTTCTCATATAGCAAATGTAAATGGATTTTTAAATTTACTTATTGCTGCCAAAGAAGAGGGAATAAAAAGAATTGTATATGCATCTTCTTCATCTGTGTATGGTGATCATCCAGTATTACCAAAGGTAGAGGAAAATACAGGAAATGTATTATCTCCTTATGCTGCCACTAAAGCAATTGATGAAATTTATGCTGGTGTTTTTTCAAAATGTTATGGTATGGAATGTATTGGATTACGTTATTTTAATATATTTGGTCCTCGTCAGGATCCTAATGGAGCATATGCTGCTGTTATTCCAAAGTTTATTGATTTAATGAAAAACGGAAAGCAACCAAATATAAATGGTGATGGTAGTTTTTCACGCGATTTCACATATATAGAGAATGCGGTCCAGGCGAATATATTAGGTTTAACTACCAGTAATGAAGAATGTTTCGGCACAGTATTCAATATTGGTGCAGGTAGACAAATAAGTCTTTTAGAGTTGTTTCAAATATTAAAAAAAGAATTGAGTGTAGATATTGAACCAAGTTTTGGACCGGAAAGACCAGGAGATGTTCCACATAGTAATGCTGATATAAGTAAAGCGCGTAATATGTTGGGATACGACCCAAAAATATCTTTTGAAATGGGAATAAAAAAAACAATAATATAACAATTATTTATATATTTTTCAAATTTATACTTTTATCGACTAGAATACCAGCTTTTGTTTTTTTTAAATTATTATGTATATCATGAAATATGTTATCTTTATTAATGTATTCTTCGTAAAATAAATCATATTCCTTTTTGGTGGTTCCAGTTAAGTTATCATATTTTTGAATACCTCCACTTCTTATTGTACCACCAATATGAAATCCATGAAGTGGTCTATAATTAATATTGGATATTAATGTTTTTATATCTTTTTCATTTTGATTATAATATAAAAATGTTTCATCATTATACAAATTTATTTTTTTATTATTATAATTTTCATAAAATAATTCTTTAAATTTATCAGAAAAAAGAAACTCTATACCCTCTTCAAATGTTTCGAATGTATGTTTTAATGATTCTTTATATTTGTCATTGATAAAAAAATGTAATCCAGTTAGGCGTGATTGATTTTTTCTGTATCCATTAGAAAATTTAATTTTTAAATTACAACAATGTTCTATATGAGTTTTAAATATATCATTTTTCTTGTAAGTTAATGTGGTATGTTCAAAAAAATTGCCAGTAAATAATATATCAATGTCACCTATATAAGCATATTTATAATTATCAAAATAATTAAATGGTATTATAAAACGCATGAAATGTGCTACTTTACAAGGCGTAGCTATTTTTCTACAATCATTTATTATTCTTTCATCATCTATATTTTCAAGTAATATTTTATTATAATCATAGTTATTAGGCATATACACTATTGTCAAATTTACCATAAATTCATTACATAAGTTATACATTTTTTTTATAAAATAAATGTCTGCCTCTTCATCTTCTACATAATCATCAATTATTAACAGTATATCACAAGTATTGTGTTTTAATAATGTATATATTTGATAAAGAGAAAAATATTTATAGTAGTTTAATGCTACTGCTACAAAAAGTTTATCATTTTTTTTATTATTTACTTTAATATTTTGTGATTTCAATATTTCATACATTAAATTATATCCTTCTTTGGAATAATGTTCGTTATCATCTAAATATAACTTTCTATTTATATCTATATAATCACAAGGAGATATATAATTTATATTTATTTCATTGCATAATTCTTTTATCATATCAACGTACTCATCACTAGTTTTATTTTCACAATAATTTTTTATATGGGTCACAACAACTATTTTTGGAAAAAAACTTTTAATATATAATAAATTATCAATTATCTCTTGTGTGGTTTCATAAGTTATAGATACATCTTTATCATTTATTATACCATTGACATCAATTGTTTTCAAATTGTAATCATGTGGTAATATAACTAAATCTTTATAAACTATTTTTTTTCGTGTTGATATTTCAATAAAAATAGTATTATTTGGATTAAAAAAATCTTCATTTTTAACATTTATTATTTTTCTTAAAAATACTTCAACAGGCATAATATTATTATATTCTGTATATTCGTTTATTGATAATTTATTTAGTTTATATTTTATCAAAGCAACTATTTGAGATGTATTTGTAGTTATTGTTTTAAATATTTCTTTGTTTTCATCACAATAATTTATTGGTGTATTTAGTCTACATGAACCAAATGTATATATCATTTATATCTTAATATTTATTTATTTACTAAAATAAATATTATTTAAGCTAATGAAAAGTAAAAATCAAACATTTTTTTATAATTCATAGTCATATTTTTCCAGGAGTATTTTTGAACGCTTTCAATTGCGTTTCGTGACATATTTTTTTTTTCATCATCACTTTTGTTATTATACTCTATAATAATATTGACAATATTCTTAATATTTGTTCTATCTTCTATTAAATATCCATTATGATTGTTTATTATAATATCAGTCATTAAACCAACATGAGTAGTTATTACTATCTTTCCGCACGCTAAAGCTTCTAAGCACGGTTGTGGTGCAGTTTCTGACTCACTTAAGCAAAAAAATATATCTATATTATTATTATAATAATCAATTAATTTATCATTTTCAATAATAGTTTTTTTATCATATGGATTAGCGATAATACTATTATGTTCAACATCAATATTGTGTTTCTTTAATTCATTAACTATTAATAATATTTCATTATATCCTTTATGTTCTTTACGTATTGTGCTGCTGCATATTCCTAATCTGAGTTTGGTTTTATCAGTACTTATTTCTTTATATTTATAAAACAAGAATAAATCAACACCATTTGGTATATAAAATACATTGGAATTTATTTTTTTTAAAATATCTAACATGACGTAATTATTAGCGTGAACCACTTTAAATTTTTTATATTCAATTGGATCTGGCATACGCATTAATGATGTTCGTCCACAAATTATTTTATTTTTATCAATATGAGGTATAGAATAATTCATTAAATTAAATGTAAAAAATAAATCAGCATCAGTATTTTTCAACATTCGACCTTGTTTTTCATTCTTTATTATTATAATATATTCTTCACTTAAATATTGTTTAATTTTACATGATATATCATGTAATACCCATCCATCAACATCGTACATTATAATAATTGTTTTTTTTATAAACTTATTGTTAATATCGGTTAATTCAAAATTTCCACTTCCTTCATGGTATTTATATTTTATAAATTTATTTATGTTATTATTTATCATATCTTTAGGAACATAATGTAATGATTTAATGATACTTGAATGAGGTGAATTAAATTGTTTTACATCTAAATTAAACATTTTATAGTTTTTTTTTTCTTTAAATAAAACGTGCATCCATGAAGGCATATCAAATTTTGCACCACTCTCATACCAAAATTTAGATAAATTATCAAAAATTCTTTTTGTCACGTCATTTTTCTTAAAAAATACTAACCCACCAGCATAAATTGATACTAAATCATTTTCATTACACATTTTTATTTTGCTATTATATTCTATATATCTGTCAATACATGTTGGATGTAGTTTATTTTTTATTTCTTTAAATGGAATATTTAAAATAGATGATGGCTGCATACATAAATCGTGATTATCTAAATAATCAAATACATAATCAAATCTATCATTACATATACTATCAATATCAACATACATTGTTCTTTCATATGGACTATATTTATAACATTGGGTTTTAATAATTCTAGAAAATAAACAAGGATCTATAAACAATTGTGAAATATATATCACGTGTATATTATTGTTATCTATAAAGTATTTACAACTATCATAACAATCGGTGTATATTAAAATAGGTATATTAGTGTGATTAGCATAAGTATTTACAACGTATTCTAATATGCTGTTATAACCATCGCCAAATGATATAATCATAATTCCATTTTTAATTTTGCAATGTTTTAGGTAATTAAATTTTTCTAAAAAATTTGAATAAATTTCGATTGTTTTTTTATTTTTTATGTTTATCTCAATAAGTTCATTTATCAAATAATTTATATAATTATTGAATTCGTTTTTATCATATTCAAATAAATTTTTATAGTTAGATAATATATTTTTTGAATATTTTTTCATGTGTTTATTTTGCAAAAATATTGGTACAGCATTAATTTTATTATTCAAATAATTTTCTTCATCTAGTATCTTAAATTCAATATTTTCAATATTAATATTACTCAAATAATCTATGTTATATTGAATATTTTTATATATTATAAAATCATATGTTGTGTTATCCTTATTTTCATTTTTTAAATAGGATATAAGTGTTTCATAATTTATCATATTTTTATAATTTGAATAAATATTACATCCATTAAACAATCCTTCTATTCGTACATTACTGCATGATTCATAAAAACTATCTTGAACTATATATTTTATTTGTTTATAATATTTATTCATTTCTTCTTTATCTACCAAATCAATACAAGTAAAACCATATGATTTATAACATTCACTACCTCCTCCTATCAAAATCACATTTTCTTTGTCTTTTAAAAATTTTATACTTTTGTCTATATTTTTTATTTTCCTATCAAAGTTACTAACAATAAGACCATAATCATATTTTCGCTTTTCAAAATCAGGATCTATTAATACCTTTTTATCCACATATGGAACAAAAGAGCTATAAAATATATTTGTAGAAACACCATAAAACTTTTTCAATATATCCATAGTATGTTGACTATTTACGAAACTTTTGTCGTATTTTGCAATATGATTTAATACGTTATTATTTATATACTTATCACTTTGTTCTTTTGAATTCAAATTGTAATAATATATATCTAAATCATTTTTGTATATACCTCCGATTAAATAATAAACAGGAGATTTGAATAATAATTTCAAATCTATATTTATTGGTGATTTCAGTATGATGAGATCGGGTTTAAATTCTACTGATTTAAAATTACAAACATCATCTATTATATGATCCTCGTATTTTTCGTGTTTTGCATTTGTACCTGTTTCGTAATTGAAGTAAAAGCCAAATGTATTATGTCCTATTGTTTTAAAATATTTTTGTAATTCATAACAGTTTGTTGCTGCACCACCATAACCAGGATAATCTCCACAAATAAAAAGAATATTTTTATATTTTTTTATATTTTCTGAAAATTGCAATATATTTTTTTTAATTGTTTCAATATCTATACTGGAAAAAGAATTAATATTATACATATTAATTCCAACATTTTCTACTTCTATATTAATATCTTTTTGTACATTAATATCTTTTCCATTTTTAAATGCATAAAATGCATCGTTTATTTTTGTATTTTCAAAAATAATTCTATTTTCTTTCCACCCATAATTATTAACATGATTCCATGCTTGCTCTTTATTACTACATCGTTGCAAATCACTATGTTCCTTTTTATAAAACACCCAGTTAAAATGATCTTTAAATGTCATTAAATAATATGCATATTATAATTTATAAAAATTTAATTACCAAAATTTCCTACTTTATCATAGAATGATGTTTTTGTTAATATAAATGGAATAAAAACGAGATTAAAATTATGTGTATTTAATAATTTTGAATAAAAATTATAATCACCATATTGTTTATCCCCCCATTGTGATTTGCTCTTGTGAGAAAAATGAAAACAAATACTAGTTGTATCTATTTCACCAAATTTTATATTTTTAATATTTTTAGGATAAATAATCATATCTGGACGAAAAAATTTCCATATTATTAAATCATTTGAATCATTCAAATTATCATTTATTATTGAAAAAACCTTATTATGTGCCAATAGATCATCATCATCTAAAAACATAATATATCCTTTTTCTACCTTTTCTAATAAATTATTACAATAAATATTAAATTTATATTTTTCTTCTGATTCAATATGTATTGGAAAATAATTAATATTTTTATTCTCTCTATAATTATCTAAATATTCTAAACATTCTGGTTTATCATAACAAATGATAACATTATAGTTTATATATTCTTGTTCCAATATACTTGAAATACATTTTTTAAAACTTTCGGGACGATTTGAAGTTCTAATTAATATATTTATTAACTGTTGTTCTTTCTTTTGAACTACATAATTTTTGTAATTTAATAAAATATCAATTATCCCTTTTTTTTGTAATTGTTTTAATTCGCTTTCGCATGATATTCTTCCTTCTTTTTTACCGTATTTTATATAATGTCTATACACTGTTTTTTCTGTATATCCTGCCTTTATAACATCAGGATACATATTTAAATAAAATTTTCCATCAAACTTCATATTTATATGTATATTAATAATAATATAATTATAAATTAATTTATTTTCTAGATTTTCTGGATTTTCTAGATTTTCTGGATTTTCTAGATTTTTTTGATTGTTTTTTGCTTTTCTTTTTTAATCCTAATGATTTTTTAACAGATTTAGTATGTTGTTTTACAGTTGCTGTAGTTTTTTTATATGTTTTACCTGCTAATTTTAAGATATCTTTAAACATTAATGTTGGGTTATCTGCTTGAGTTTTTTTTATGTGTTCCATCCATGCGTTAGCCATTTTATATAATATAAAGAGAGAAAATTATATAATAATATATTAATATTATATAATATAAAATGGTATTAGTTCATATAGAAATACCATATGGTTCAAATGTAAAATATGAATATGAAGATAATAAATTAAAAGTGGATAGAATATTATCTACTTCTATGTGTTATCCAGGAAACTATGGATATATTCCTAAAACATTAGCAGATGATGGAGATCCTATTGATGTACTGATTATAAACTCTCCACAGTTTTACCCCACATCTTATGTGGAATGTAAAATATTAGGAATGTTAATAACTGAAGATGAAAAAGGAATGGATCAGAAAGTAATAGCTGTTCCTAATACAAATATATCACGTGATTTAACACATATAAATGATATTACTGATATAAATAAAAATCAATTGCAATTAATAAAAGATTTTTTTTTACATTATAAAAAAAATGAACCAAATAAATGGACGCAAGTATATGAATATGAAAATGCAGAAGTTACTAATAAATTTATTATAGAGAAAACATTAAAAACAGATGAATTAAATTTATCCATGTAATTCTTTAAGTGGATATACAACATCCATATGTGATAAAATTTCAGGGTCATGTGTTACTATTAAAACGCTAGTTTCTTTTGGAATATCATTAATAACATCAATAACTTTTTCCTTTGTTTCTTTATCTAATCCAGCAAGTGGTTCATCAAAAATAACAATATCGCTGTTTCTGAATAGTCCTCGTAAAATAATAGTTATTTTTTGCATACCTAATGATAATTTAGAACCATTTACACCAGCATTGGTTTGAATACCATTATTTAATTTAGAGTAAATTTTATCTAATTTATATTTATCTATAAAATTTTGAATTTCTGTATCAGACGCACTTTTATTACCATATTTAATATTATTAATAATTGTGTCATTAAATAACGTTGTACGTTGATTAACATATGTAATTTTATCTCTTAGATATTCTGTATTAATATCTTCTATATTACAATTTCCTATTTTAATAGTACCACTTGTAGGTTTGTGAAGTTTTACCAGTAATTTCATTAAAGTTGATTTGCCTGAACCAGATGTTCCAACTAATGCTGCACGTTGTCCGCTTGGAATATTTAAATTTAATTTATTAAATATAGGGTCACTTTTGGCGTTATATTTATAAACTAAATCATTAATTATAATACTATTATTTTTAATCTTACAATTTTTATCTGTAGATTTTACATTTTTAAGTACTTTATCCAAAAAGGATTTAGATGACATAATAGTTCCTAATTTTGAAAAGAAATGTAAACTACTTTCATCAAAATGGATAAATCTACCAATAATTTTAATTTCTATCATAACAATAGTTAGTAAAATTACAAACGATATTTTATTTTTCTTATATAAATAACAAGCAAATATAGTTAGTATTATAAAACAAGCAACTGTGTAAATATTACGTTTAATGGCTAATTCTGAACGTGTTTTAATTTCCTTTTCATATAATTTATTATATTCTTCTTGTCTTTTATCTGTTTTCTTTTTTTCATTTTTTAATTGATTATTTAAATGAATATTCATAACATTATTAAATGAGTCACTTATTTTTTCAACCATATTAAAGAAAAATGAATCACGATCTGCTGCAACTTGTGAATAAGTTATTCCATCTGCAACATTAAAGTATATACGAATAATGCATAAAATGGAAGATAATAATCCTAAATTAAAATCAATAAAAAAGTAATAAATACTAATAGCAATAATTCCCATAAAAAATGGTAAAAATGTATTAGCTAATGCTTGTAAATTTTGTTGAAAAATATTAGAAAGTTCAATAATTTTGGATATATATTCTCCTGAACGAATGTCTTTCATATTTTCACTACTATTATTTAACACACCATGTATAAATAGATTTCGTAAATATTTGATATATTCTGGAATTAATTTTTGTTCCAAAGCAAATTTTATTCTATAAAATGCTATAATAAAAACCCATACAATTAGTATTAAAGTTAATACTCCAAATACATTTTCTTTTTTAATATTACTAGAAAAATTAAAGATTTCATTCATAGATATTTTCTTTTTTATAGTTTCTACTAACATACCATATAATTTTGATAACACAATAGCTTCAGCAGGCCAAGTAAATAATACTACTATTAAATATAAGGATAAAAATGATTTATTATCATATATAAAATCTAATACCAATTTTTTAAAATTACTCATTATATACTATATAATAATATAGTATATAAAATAAAATTAATTAATGTATTATTTTGCGTCTATGTTAAATTTATTATTGTGATTAAAAGTGTAATGGCTTATTCGTCTTCTTTGGTTTCGTCTTCTTTGGTTTCGTCTTCTTTGGTTTCTTCTTCTTTGGTTTCTTCTTTATCTGATGAAAACACACCTCCAAACCAAGATGATTTGTTTTCTTCTTCTAAATCTTTACATTCCTTATCCCATTTTTCAACAAGTTCTTTACATTGATAAGTACCATCCTTATCTTTTACACACTTAAGCATTTCTTCTTTTAAATTTTTACAATCCATAATATAACATATATGATGTTATTATTTTTTGCCAAAAAAATTATCTACCAGACCATACCTTAATTATTTCAAGTTCTTTATATTTGGAAAAATTTGTAATATACTCATCCCATTTAAATTCCCACGATTTATGAAAATTTTTATAACTCCATACATGAATATCATCGAATAAAGGGGAACACTCTTCATTTTTTTTTTAAAATATATCAATGATAAAATTCTCTCTAAACACATTCTATCATCTCTATTATTAATACTATTTAATAAATTAGGAAACAGTTTGAATATATCATCACATTTACTTAAATATTTACTAGAAATAATACACATACATCCAAATGTACCACTCCATTCAGAATAATTATTATAAATATTGAATAATTCAGAGCTATGATTAATAGATGATAATATTCTTTTAATATTATCTTTTAATTTTAAATGCCAAGAGAAACTTGCAAAATTCCATAAAGGTATAAAATCATTAATATATATTTTGTTATGTATTTCTTTTTGTATAAATACAGAATCATGTATAATCATAGCATATGGTGTAGGTGTATCTTTGTTAAAATAATAAAATGGTAACAATTCTCCTCTTTTTTCATATTCTGAATATATTATTGTAATATCTGAATATTTTTTATCATTATCTATAAATTCCTTTTTTGAATTATCATCTATTATAATTATATTAATATTAGGATAATTATTTCGAATAGAATTATAACTACGTAACCAATATCGTTTAGTTGTATCATTATTCATATGTCTACATATGTATATAGTATAATGTTTTTCAAAAAAATCTTTGGATATATATTTTTCTATCGTTTTTTTTTTAACGATAAATTGTTTTCTATTTTCAGATTTTCCATATCGTATCCAATGACACCATGCAGTATTTTTATTATTTATATATTTTAAATCATCATATTCTTTAACATATGATTTCCAATCAAAATTACTATATATTAATATATTCATAATAATATATAGTATCATTTTTTATAATTCTAAAAATATTATGTTTCTATTTGTATAACTTCGGTATTTTCATTAGATTTATTTAAATGAATTTTTATGCACCCTTTTCTATGTGCTGCCAATGCTCTTCGTGTATCCCATCCTTTTCCGCATATATCACATTCAAAATTAAATGATTTTAAGTGAGCGAATTTAGATCCTAAATATTTTTCTAAACATGAAAAATTTAATTGCTTTAATGAGGTACATAGTTTTTTTTGAAAATCATTTACCATTTTAATTATGTTTTCTTTAGATTCAATAAAATTTGAAAATTCAGTATTAATTGAATTTAAATCATCTTTTGAAATATTATTTTCATCCATATCTATTTCATTTAATCTTTCAGATAATTGATCTATTATTTCTACAGCAGCTTTAATTTTATCTAAATCATAATTAAGATTATGAAGATAAACTAATACATTATTTTTATGTATATCTATTTTATAATTAGCTTTTCCACTTATACCACTTTTTTGTGATATAAAAATTCCATGACAATTATTTCTTTCAATATCATCAATAAATTTGCGAATATTATCTGGACCAAGATTTGTAATATAATCTTTATTTTCTATCAATATATTTTTTCCTTTATTACGATTAATAGTATAATCACAACAATGAGCTTGTTTTCCACTTCCATTATGAATAACTTCATCTGTTGGAAATATTTGATTTAAAATTGGAAGTAATTTATTTTCGCTAATATCACCTTTTCGAGATGATGTTTTACTATTTAATATATGTTCCGTTAAAGAATTTTTTAGTTCAATTGTATTTTCGCTATTAATGGTTGATTTTTCTTTAATCTCAGATAAAGAAGTATTTATTCTTTCTTCACTAGATGTTATAGTTTGTAATAATGGTTGATTTGTATTATTAATCATTTCAGGTAACTTAGACATATAAAATACCTTTGTTTTATCTAAATAATTATTAAATTGTGATTCCATAACGGAACGTATATGACCTATATGTTCTTGAGATATTTGTTTTTGAGTCAACTGTTGTATAATATTATTTGATAATTCTGATTTTAAATTATTTGAATTTTCAAGAGCTGAACTTTTAATTTGATTTAAAATTACTTCTATAGTGCTAATTTCTTTTGAATGTTTTTCATTTGATAATTTATTTATCTCTGTAATATTTTGAAGTTGTGTTAATGTTTTTTCTGCGTTATGATTACTTTCTTGCAGTTTGATTAACATTGAGGTTAGAATAGAATTATCAATTACACCATTAGCATCATTTAATATATTTTCAAATATTTCAACAAACTTTAAATTTACATTTTCGAAATTCAAAGATGAATATTTTTTATAAAAATCAATTATTTTTTTATTAGAAACTTTTAATTCATCTGTCATAACTATAATTTAGTTTATATCTTTATATTGATTATGATAATAAAATTGTTTGTAAAAAAAAAAATATTACACTATTTTATATACTATGTGGTTTTGTTGCAGTAAAAAAAAAAAAGTGACTTGGAAAGAGTTATATGATAGTTGTCCATATTCTGAAATAGAAAGAAAACAAGATATTGAACGAAAAAAATCAGAACAATATGAATTAGAAAATGCAGAACGTTTATATACCAATTCTCTAGATAATATAAATACATTTTTTGAAGAATTTGTAGAAGATACTATTGATGAAGTAAAAGAAGTAGCAGAAGAAGTAGTAGAAGATGCTGTTGATGAAGTAAAAGAAGTAGTAAAAGATGTACTAGATAATGCTATAGAAAAAGTAATAAATAATAATGTAAAAGTTAAACGTCCAGGAACACCTATTCCTAAATAAATATACTTAAATACATTTTTTTACATTTAATTATGCACTGGATATATCTTATTAAATGTAAAAACGAAAAATATTATGTAGGTGAAACAAAATCACTATATAGTCGTTTAAATCAACATGTTAAAAAAAGAGGTTCAAAACATACTATTCACAATGAACCATTATCATTATGTGGATTATATAAGGTCCATTCTAATTATAGATTTCTAATGTATAATAGAGAGAGTAAAAAGGAAAATACTGATATAAAAAAAATTACAGATATTCTTGACAATTTCAATAATGTAGAATATAATAATAAAGATTGGGCGCGAACAATAGAAGATTATATAACAGAAATATTGATGCAGTATGATGATATTGAAGTTTTTGGAGGAAAATATGTAAATGATAATAAAGATACTATTGATAAACAATTTGATTGTAAAGAATTAAATTATATACCTTTATGTGATTGTGGATTTCCTGCTGAGATTCAAATGAAAAAATATAGTAATAAATATTATAAACTATATTTTTCTTGTTGTATTAAGAATGTATGGTCTGATATGAGACATAATTTTAAATTAATGAATATAGAAGAACCATGTCATTATTATAGTGAGTATATGGAACATTTAGAAAATAGATTACTTAATTAGCTGTAAGTTGAATTAAATATGTTCTTTCAACGCTACAGTCATCATCACTAGCATCTTTTTGTCCATCAGCAGATGAAATAGTATAAATCATTTGTAAGTTATCAGCAACTTCAATTGGCATTTCAACAAAGTTTGAAGCTCCATTAATTGCATTTAAATCTGTATCTCTAAGTGTCATTGTAATACTGTTATTGCTACCACCGTCAGTATCAACAAATGTAAGTACATCACCAGCTGCATAACCAGAACCGGCAGTGTGAACGGTTACTTGTTCTACTGTATCTCCAGCGGTATTAAAATTAAAATTTAATGTTAAACCTGTACCAGAACCAACTTCACCAGTTGCAGATTGGTTTGTTAAATCTGCAGTTGCTGCTATAGTTTTTTCACTTGTCGTAGATACAGTATAAGCTAATTCAAATCGTGATTCGAATCCTGCTAAAAGAGCATTTAAAACATCAAGAGCACCTAAAGCACCTGTTGTATCTGTTTCTCCATCATCATCATTTTCTAATGTGGAATCTACACCTGGTTGCCCTCCGGCTACACCATCACCAGATGTTGGATTAGCACTTCCTGGTTCATCTCCTGGTTGATCGTTTGCCATGCTTCTACTGGATGTTGGAATAGCATTAACAGCTTCGTTACATCCAATAATAGCATTTTTAACACCTTGTGCTACATCATCTTCATTAGAAAATAAATCAACAGCACTTGTAGAACCAAATACTTCTTTGGCTAATTGTTGAACGAAATCAACTGGTGGTGTTGGTGTACCTGTTTCAGTCATGTCGTCATATGTTGTTGTTAATAATGTAGAATTATTATTGAATTGTGCTTGTGCTGTTTCTTCAGAAACATCATTTCCATCAGATTTAAATTTAAATGCTGCTTTTAATATATCTACGGATATATTAAGATCTAATTGTCCGTTTGTAGCTGAAACGCTTCCATCAGCATCATAAGTAATTTTTCCTAAAGTGCTTAGCTGTGAACTTTGGTCGAAGTTTTGAATATAAATTGTCGCCATATTTAATATATAAAAAGATTTAAATGTTTATTAAAAAATATATTATTTTTTATATTTTACGCATTATTTGATTCTATAATTTGAGCTAATTTATCAGTATCATAAATACCACCTTGTGGAATTCCATATAATTCAATATATTTTTTATATTCAGGTCTAATTTCACCAATAGTATCAATAGCTTGTTGAAGCTGGAAAATAGGAGCTGCTGGATTTCTACATGCTTCTAAAGATATTGTTAAATCATTAATTTCATTTTGCATGTTACTTTCAGTATTTAAAAATTGTTGAAGTGATTCTAAAACATGAGAAATTATTGTTCTTAAATTCTCATAATATTCAAATCTTTCACACTTCTCATTATATAATGAACTGGATAATTGATTATAATATTCAGTAGTTAAAGTTTCTTTAACATAAGTCATATTACCATTAATAAACTGTATTAATAATGCATCAATATCTATACCTACGTTGTTATATAATGATTGTTCTTGTAAATTTAAATTAGAATAATTAGTTGTATCATTAGGGTCTTGAGTCATTGTATCGCAATTACAATATGCTTCTGGTTCTAAATCCGGTTCTGGTTCTGTACCTCCTAATGTATATGTGCTTAACATATATTGTTGATTATTAACACTATAAGTAACTGGTTCATTAAATACATTTCCTGATGCCGGTTGTGAAGCTAACCAATTTAATAAATACTGTACATCACCAATATCAACAATACCATCACCAGATATAGGATTGACATCACCTTCATATTTAATATTACTATCAACTGTATTATATACAATAGATGCATGGGATGTTTTACTATAATTTGGTTGAGTAGATTTACTTTTTGCTAAACTATTTACATTATTATAGTTGATAGTGATTGTATTATTTTTTCTAAATAAAGATATTTGTTTTTCCCCACTACTAAATGCTTTTGGTTTCGAATAACTTTTTTTAACATACATTTTAGGTTTCTTTTTGTATTTTGGTTTCGGACAAAAATTATCTTGAACTATTTTATTAGTTTTAGTTAATGGACTATAATTGTAAAATGTATTTCTACTGCCTTCTCTAGTACCAGGGTAATATGTATTTTGATTTATATAATTTTTTTTAAATACAGGACGTTTATATGTAGATGTATATACTGAAGTTTTATTAATATAAGGTGTAAATGATGTTTCATTATACCTTAATCTAGATATACGTGATGAACTACTGACACCACCTTGAGATAAATACTGACTATTATTTAATTTAATGTATGAAACACAATAATCCTTACTCATAATAAATATTATTATTATTTATTATGAATATTATTATTATTAATCTACATCTTCTATTTTTGGTTCCCATTCCTCATTTTCCGTTTCTGTAGGCATAGATTCTTGAGGCATTTCATTAGGCATTTCATTAGGCATATCATTTTGTACGTTATTTTTTGCTATCATTTCTCCTACTGTAGTTTGGATTTGTTTTAAACGTTCTTGTAATTCTTCTTTACTAGCAGATTGATTATTATCTAACCATTCTTGAGCGCTATTTAATTCTTTTCTACATGTTTCTTTATCTTCTTCATTTTGTAGTTTATCAACAGCATCTTTAAAACTATAAATACCTCCTTCTAAAGTATTTTTAGCTTCAATGCGTTGACGTTCTTCTGTATCTTGTTGTTTATATTCTTCAGATTCCTTAACCATTTTTTCTATTTCAGCATCACTTAATCTTCCTTTATCATTTTTCACTGTAATTGTATCAGATTTTCCTGTTGATTTTTCCATTGCTGTTACATTCAAAATACCATTAGCATCAATATCATAAGATATTTCAATTTGTGGAATACCACGAGGCATTGGGGGTATTCCAGTTAGTTGAAATTCTCCTAATTTATTATTATCACGGGTAAATTGGCGTTCACCTTCAAATACTTGAACGGTACATCCTGGTTGATTATCAGCATATGTGCTAAATGTTTGTGATTTTTTAGTAGGAATTGTGGTATTTCTAGGAATAATATTTGTCATAATACCACCAGCAGTTTCAACTCCTAAAGATAGTGGTGTAACATCCAATAATAAAAGATCCCCCACAGGATTATCTGCACCTCCACACAAAATAGCACCTTGTACTGCAGCTCCATATGCAACAGCTTCGTCTGGATTAATACCTTTACATAATTGTTTTCCATTAAAAAATTCGCTTAATTGATTTTGAATTTTTGGAATACGTGTTGAACCACCTACTAGTACAATTTCATGTACGTTTGACTTACTAATTTTTGCATCATTAAGTACTTTCTCAACTGGTTCAAATGTCTTTCTGAATAAATCACTACAAAGATCTTCGAATCTTGCGCGTGTTACAGATGTCATAAAATCAATACCTTCATATAGTGCATCAATTTCTATTGCTGCAACAGTAGATGTAGAAAGTGTTTTTTTTGCATTTTCACATGCTGTTTGTAGACGACGAACAGCACGTTTATTTCCAGAAATATCATGTTTATGTTTTCTTTTAAATTCAGACATTAAATGCTCCATAAGACGACGATCTAAATCTTCACCACCTAAATGGGTATCTCCTGCTGTAGCTTTAACTTCAAAAATTCCATCATCAATAGTTAAAAGTGAAACGTCGAAAGTTCCACCACCTAAATCGTATATAAGTACATTTTTTTCTCCTTGGCCTTTTTTGTCTAATCCATATGCAATAGCAGCTGCAGTAGGTTCATTAATAATACGTTTAACATCTAAACCAGCAATAATACCAGCATCTTTTGTAGCTTGACGTTGTGCGTCATTAAAATATGCAGGTACTGTAATTACAGCATTCTTTACATTATGACCTAAGTATGACTCAGCAGTTTCTTTCATTTTGGTAAGAACCATGGAAGATATTTCTTCTGGTTTAAATTGTTTTTGTTCTCCTTTAAATGAAACATGAATAACAGGTTTATCACCACTAGAAGGTTTAACAGTATAAGTTAAATGTTTCAAATCGGATTGTACTTTTGAATCATTATATTTCATACCTATAAGACGTTTTGCGTCATATACAGTATTTTGAGGATTTTGAGCTGCTTGAGTTTTAGCTCCATTACCAATAATACGTTCATTATCAGTAAATGCTACATAAGATGGAGTTGTTCGAATACCCTGATCGTTGGCAATAATTTCAACACTATTATTTTGCCAAACACCAACACAACTATTTGTTGTTCCCAAATCAATTCCTATACAGATATCACTCATTATAAATAATTATAATGAGTAATCTTTAAATTAATTTTAATATAGTTTAACCTTATCGTTTCAATGAACGATTTCTAATATTTCTTTTTTTAACGCTTTTAGGTTTTGTTTTTTTAACACGTTTTTTAGATTGTCCTCCTTTTAGGGGTTGTTGTTGTTGTTCTGGTTCTTGTGGTTCTGGTTCTTGTGGTTCTGGTTCATTTTCATCTACTCCTATATAAGCCATATTAGCCATAAATGAACCGAATTTACGTGAAAAATTGAGTGAAGTACCAAGTAAAGATCTCTTTAATATTTTAGAAACTAATAAGTTTAATGAATCATTAGTATCCTCATACGATGATTCCGCTAAATCTACGATAATGCCAGTTTCTTCAGATTCTTCAACATCTTCAACTTCTCTTATTGGTTCATCATCATCTGAGCCACCACCAGTACTAATATATTCTTCAGATCTTCCGACAAGTTTGCTATATGTAGTACTTTTTATAAACTCAATATTAAGTGGAAGATGTGTCTTGTACCAGTTAAAAAATCTACCACCAGTTACATCATTTTGATTTAATCGAATAGTCGTTGACGTTAACATCCATCTATATAAAATATCGATATCATCATGTAAATTAATTGAACTCTTTGTAGTTATATTTTTTAAAGATGCTATATACATTTTATAGAAATTTTCATAATATGTTTCCGTTTTATAGAGACGGTTTATATGTCTATAATTTCGTTCCTGCATCTCTTTATTTTTTTCAAGATAAAACTTAGGAATTTTGTAAGTACTGATATTTTCAGTAAAGTTTTTAATTAATGTTTCCATTTCTTCACTTTTACAAAACGGAATAGTAGCATTATTATTAACGGATTTAATATTAGTAGTTTCTACATAACTCTTGTTTTGGTCTTGACATGTACCAAATTGAACCATATCTTCAATACAATAATACATAGATTCTTTAAGACTTAATGAAGTAATTTTATGTACTTTAGAATTATTAACATCTTTTACCCATACATCATTATATTTATATTTTTTAAATTTTCTTGCAATTGAATTATTTAATTCATGTACATACAAATCGTCAATGTTATCACTTTTTCCTTTTGGATTACATGTTGGTACCTCTGGTTCACCTGAACCAGTACCAGAACCAGTACCTGAACCAGTATCAGAACCAGTATCAGAACCAGTATCAGAACCAGTATCAGAACCAGTACCTAAATTTTCTGGTACTGTTTCATTATTGGACTTATTTGCTGTAATATAATAGCATGTAGCATAATGTTGATACCATTTTATCATATAAAAATAAAATTTATATAATTTTACCATTGATCGAACATTAAACTTATGTTCTTCATTTTCCTCAACATATGTAAAATCTGGAATAAATTTTAGATTTTCTATTTTATCTTGATTTCTTAAAAAGTCATAATATATTTTAAAATTTTTAAAATGCTCTTCCGGAGGCTTCTCTTTATTATCATAATCAAACATTGTAGATTTAAATATTTTCTCTATTTGTTCAAATAAGTTTGAAACAGTAATATTAAGACCAGTTGAAACATTACTATCAAGACCAGGCAATGTGCTCTCTAAAACTTTAGCAAATACTGGTTTTATATTTATTGCTTTAAATAATTTAGATTGTTTTTTAAAGTTATATAATTCATCAATATTGTAATTAAGATTATTAATAAAACTTAACTTAAATGACTTATGTTTTTTTCTATATTTATGCAACCATTCATATGGTGAGGATAACCATCGTGTTAAATTTTTTTTATCAAAATCATTAATAGTATCGTTATTAAAAGAAATATTATACCTGCTATTCGTAGCAGGTATAACTTTTTCATCTTTTTTTAGATTAGCAATCTCTTCATATATATTATAATTAAAAAACTCAGGTAAATTATTTTCTTTAATCATATTACCTATATTCGAATCAGATTTTGGTTCAATATGTAATTTTATAGAAGGAATTGATTTTAAAATACTTAAATAATTTGTATAGTTATTTTGTTTTTCGCTTAATGTATCTTGGTTATTTTGATCTTGACTGGCCTTAAATAATTCTAATTCTATTGCACTTTTCTTTCTTAAAATAGACATTGACAACATATTACCCGTTAATCCTATATATGATGTTAATCCATGATGTATAGATGATAATTCACTTCTATGTTTTGCGCGATTTGAATAAACACCAAAATATTTTTTATATGGCTCTCCAAAAGCCTTAAAAAATATATTTTTTGGTCCATCTGTTATATCTTGCATATCTATTGCACGATTAATAAGTCTATTATATTTTTCATTAAAATCTCCTGGTTTAAAACAATGCTTATATGCTACTGCACTTTGACTATCTATTTCTTTATATTTTGGAGATAGAAAGAATTTATATTGTTCATCCCAAAATTCAAAATTTTTAATAAAAGTTTCATTATCATTTATAAATTTGTTGTTATGATAACTGTAATAGTTAGCTATTGATAAATATATTTTTAGTTTATCATAAAAATCCTTACCTTTATTTATTTTTACTTCTGTAAATATTTTGTTTATTGCATCAATGTCATTTTCTAAGGTATTTGCAGTGTC